TGCGCGATCAATGCAGGACTCGTTTCCTGAATCTGTTGCGCCTAGCGGTGGAGGGCAAACCTTGGCCGAAGCCGCTGGTGCGTATTTTTATCAAGAACGAACCGCACAAGATACAGAAGATTTTGGAGGGACGCTTGAGGATGATCTGGGCACTGCCGCTTGAATGGCAGTTGGTGCACAGGCTGTTCTTGGGTGATTCTCTTCAAGCCGAACTTGAAAACCACGAGGACATTCCTACGAAAGATGGCATGTCTTTTATCAGGGGCGGCGCAAACCGATTCTACACCAGAGTAGATGATGGGAGTGACAGGATAGGCGACAAGGACATTAGTGGTTGGGATTTATCAGTGACTGAACACCTCTTTAAGGATGACGGTGAAGTGCGGAAACGCCTTTGCTTGAATCCGACGAAGTGGTGGGAAGAAATGGTTGACCGCTGCTATGAATCGTTGCTTCTGGTCGACGTGATATTATCCGATGGGACAAGGCTAACGCAAGTGTCCCCAGGCATTGTGAAATCAGGCAGCCTGATCACGTTGAGTGGCAATTCCCGGATGCAAGTCCTGTTGAAGATACAGTTTTGTCTTGAGGAGTGTAGTGGATTTCGTGAAGGCCAGCACCTCATTGTTGCTACAGGTGATGATTCCCTGGAGCGTATGCATGGGGTTGATGAGAAGAGATTCCAAGCTTGGCTGACTGAGAGAGGCTACACTTGTAAAGAGTTCGAGGTAGGGAAAATGGAGGATCGAATGTTCTGTTCACACAGATTCGTTCTTTTTGGTGGGATGCGTGTGCCGGTGCCGACGAATTGGGACAAACACAAGTTCGCTTTGTCGGTCAAGGCCCGCTCCGACCTCAAGAATTTCCCGGAACAACTCTTTTCACTCATGCTTGAATATGCTTTTGTTGACGACGTCTTTGAACAATTACGAAGCACGTTAGCCAGGATCAAACCTGAAATGGCGTTTTCTCAGAAACGCGTGCAGGGTGTGGTACTTGGGCTTGAAACTGACGTGAAGCTGCCACAGCCGAGTAACCGGCGGGACCCTTTGCAGCTCTCGTTGGCGTTGTTGACCACTCACACACTTGAAGAGCAGGCGCGACTGAGATTAGTTTGCGTTGAAGACAACCCCGGTCCTTGGTGGTTGGTCTCAGAATTACTTGCTCTTTGGGTGATTGCACGTGTTTCCGTGCAAAACGTTTTGAACGCAACAACGAAGGCTTTCGTTGACTGGTTTGACAACGCAGGAAGAATCTCTTTACGTTCTGTTGAAAACAATCCTGTTGCTCGAATTGTCGCTGCTCCCGCAAAGACTTTTTTTCGAGTCGGACGTATCTAAAAAGATTGGAGAAACTGTGCTTGATTTGCTTGGTCAACGTAGAAAACGGGAAACTGTTGTGATGCCTCCAAAGAAAGGGAAGAAGATGGGTTTGAGCGCACAGCGCAAGAAAGAACATGCGAAAA